GACCACCGAGATCTACACTCTTTCCCTACACGACGCTCTTCCGATCTCACCAAGGGCGCCGAGATTGTCGGCACCATCGTTACCGCCACCGAGACCGAGATTGACGAAACGCTCATTCGCGCGCTCCTGCCAATGGCAGGGGATTTCGTGACGAAGCTCGGCGTGGAGCTGGGTTAGCCGCTCGCGCCTCCCCCTCCCGATTGCGGGAGGGGGATTGAGGGGGCGGGCTCCGGCTTGTCGGTGCAGCCCGAGCTTCGGAAGACTCTGAAATGCCGCCGCCCTCACCCCCGGCCCCTCTCCCGCAATCGGGAGAGGGGAGCGCAAACCTGTGAGACAACACCATGAAAACAATCACCGTCACGCCGGCGGTCGGGCGCGTTGTGGCGCTTGACGCGGCGAAGGCGCATGCGCGCATCGGCCATGGGGCCGAGGACGCGCTTGTGACCGACCTGATCGATGCCGCCACGGCGCGGGTCGAGATCGAGACGGGTCTTGCCCTGCTCACGCGCACGCTGCGGCTCGACCTGCCGGACTGGAACGGGTTCGCGGTGCATCTGCGCCCGTCGCCTGTGACAGCGCTCGTCTCGATTTCCGCTGATGGCACCGACATCACGGGCGACTTCACCCTGGAGTTCGGACGCCCGGCCACGGTCTGCCGGAAGCCCGGCGCGAGCGGCGCGCGGGCGGGCCAGGACCTCGCCATCACCTACACGGTGGGCTTCGGCGCCGCCGAGGATGTGCCGGAAGACCTGGTGCTGGCGGTGAAGCTGCTTGTCACCGAGCTTTACAACGAGCGCGATGGCAATGTGCCCGTCATTTCTCCGCGCATGGCGGAACTCCTGAAGCCCTGGCGGGAGATGCGGCTATGAGCGCGCCGATCATGGCGACCGGCGCGGCCGGCGATCTGCAGGAAGCGCTTCTGTCAGCGGTCCGGGCCGATGCCGGGGTCACGGCGTATTTCGGGCCCGTGGCGCGGGTGCTGGACGAGGACGGCGAGGATCTCGCCTACCCCTATGCGGTGCTCGAGCGCCACGAGGTTCGTCCTGCGGGCGCAAGCGACGTGGCGGCTTCGGAGCATGTGTTCTCCTTCGCCGTGTTTTCGCGCCATGGCGGACGGATCGAGGCGGTGCGCGCGGTCCAGGCCCTGCGCCACGCCATCGAGGCCGCACCGGTGAGCGTGCCCGGCCACCACATCGTCTTCTCGCTCGTCACGTATGCCGATGTGCTGCGCGCCGCCAACCTCAAGCGCTTCCGCGGCATCGTGCGGGCGCGCTTCATCCTCGAAAGGACCCAGACATGAGTGGACAGGCCGGACGTGATGTCCTGATCCGCCTGGGCGATGGCGCAAGTCCCGAAGGCTTCGTCACCGTGGCAGGCATCCGCACCAAGAGCTTCACCCTGAAGTCCCCCGCCGCCGACGCGACGGCGGCTGACAGCCCCGAGGGCTGGCGGGAGATGATCGCCGGGGCTGGCGTGAAATCGATCAGTGTGAAGGGCGCCGGCGTTTTCAAGGACGCCGCTTCCGACGCGCGCCTGCGCGAGATCTTCTTTGCTGGCGAGGCGGTGAGTGCGGAACTCATCCTGCCGGATTTCGGGCGGCTCGTCGGTGCCTTCATTGTCAGCGAGCTGAAATATGGCGGCGCCCATGATGGCGAGGCCACCATGGAGCTTGCGCTCGAAAGCGCGGGCCTCATCAGCTTTGCGGAGATCAGCTGATGAACGGCGCGCGCGGTGAAGTGACGCTTGAAGTGGGTGGAGAGGCTTATGTGCTCTGCCTCACCCTCGGCGCGCTGGCAGAGATGGAATCGGCGCTCGGCTGCGACACGCTTGCGGAGCTGCAGGCCCGCCTGAAGCAGCTGTCTGCGGCGGATTTGCTCATCGTGCTGGCGGCGCTGATGCGCGGTGGCGGATGGACAGGCGCTGTCGGTGACATTGCCGCCCGGCAGGTCGACCTGAACGCCGCGGCCAGGGCCGTCGGCGAAGCCTTTTCGAGCGCGCTTCGATGAGCCTCCTGCCCTGGGACGAGATGCTGCGCGCGGGCCTTCGCATGGGACTGGCGCCGGACCGGGTCTGGCGCCTCAGCCTGAAGGAATGGCGCGCGCTCACCGGGCAGGGGGCACATGGGCGCGGAATGGAGCGCGCCCATTTCCAGCGATTGTTGGAGGCGTTTCCGGATGTTCCTGACACGTCACGCTCGACGGGCGCGAGCCCGTCTGAGCGCCCAGCTCCGTATCCAGGCAACACGCGCAATCCGCGCGCGCGAGTTGGACCCTCTGACCGCTGACGCGGTCGAGGGTGACGAAGCAGAAAGGACCGTGAAGTGACCACAGACCAAGACAGTTTCTCCCTCACCGAATTCGAGATTGAACTCGGCGAGGCGGGGATGGCGCTGCAGGCGCTTGCAGAGGGGCCCGGCCGGCTGGCGGCCGACGCGCTGCGCGAGGGGTTTGCCGGAGCCGCCGGTGAGATCGAGCGGGCGCTCCTGAGCGCGGCTGAGACTGGTGAGCTGAGCTTTGACACGCTGTTCCGCCGTATCCTCGATGACCTCGCCCGCATCGCTGCGGAATGGGCCATCACGGCAGCCGGGATTGGCACGCCGGCGGGTGAGGGTGGTGCCCCGCTCAATATCAATTTCAACCTGTCGGGCGGCGCCGAGACCGGCGTGCTGCAGAACCAGGGCCGGATGGCGCAGATGCTGGCTGGCGCGCTGAGGGCCGGGGGACGGTACTCATGAGCGGTTTTCACGATGTCCGGCTGCCCCTGCGCTTTGCCCTCGGCGCCTCAGGCGGGATCGAACGGCGCACGCAGATCGTGCCCCTGACAAGTGGGCGCGAGACGCGAAACGGCGTCTGGGCCGGATCGAAGCGCAGCTGGGAACTTGCCGGCACGGTCCAGAAAAGCGCGGATGTTGCGGCATTGATCGATTTCTTCGAGGCGCGCAGCGGGCGGCTATTCGGTTTCCGCTTCCGCGATCCGCTGGGTCATGTCGCCACTGGCGAGGTGCTGGGCACCGCAGACGGCGAAGCGACCGTCTTCCAGCTGGTGAAGCGCGCCGGCGACAGCGTCCGTTCGGTCACCAAGCCCGTGGACGGCAGCGTGCGGCTGTTCGTGGGCGGTGTTGAGGCCGTGTCCGGCTGGACCCTCCATCCGCTGACCGGCCAGGTCACATTCGACGGCCCGCCGGATGCCGGCCAGGCCATCACCGCCGATTTCGAATTCGACGTGCCCGTGCGCTTCGACACCGACCGTCTGGAGACCCGGCTTGATGGTTTCGGGACCGCGAGCCTCGTTTCCGTGCCCCTGATCGAACTCATCAACTGAGAACCTGCCATGACAGACATGCCTTCAGGCCTCGCGGCGGAGATTGCCGGCGGGGCCAGCCGCCATGCGCTCTGTTGCCGCCTGACTCGCGCCGACGGCGTGGTGATCGGCGTCACCGAGCATGACCGCACGATCATCATCGGCGGGGTGGCCTTTTCCCCGGGCGCAGCGCTCGACAGTGCCCAATTCGTCGCCAGGGCCGGGCTTGCACCGGACCCGGCTTCGATTTCGGGTGCGTTCTCCAGCGAGGCCATCACCGAGGCCGACCTCGATGCCGGTCTCTGGAATGGCGCGCAGGTGGATGTGTTCCGCGCCGCCTGGGGTGCCGGACGCGATCTGGAGTGGGATGAGGTGTTCCGCGTCTGGTCCGGGCGCCTCACCGGCATCACCCGCCGGGGTGCGGCGTTCGAGGCCGAACTGGTCAGTCTCAAGGCCGATCTCGAAGCCCCGGTGGGGCGCGTCATTGCGCGGCGTTGCGATGCTGTGCTCGGTGATGAGCGGTGTGGCGTGGACCTGTCGGACCCGGCCTTTGCCGGTGCCAGCTGTGACAAGCGGCTGAAGACGTGCGTCGAGCGCTTCGCCAATGCCGAGAATTTCCGTGGCTTTCCGGACCTGATCGGCAATGACGCCCTGATTGCGGGCGACACGGTGAACCGCAGTGGCGGATCGCGCCGCCGGGGCCTGCCATGAGCCGGGCCGACATTGTCAGGGCGGCCCGGGGCTGGCAGGGCACGCCCTATCGCCACCAGGCGAGTTTGCGGGGCGTGGGCTGCGATTGCCTGGGCCTGATCCGGGGCGTCTGGCGCGAATGCATCGGCGCGGAGCCGGAAAGCCTGCCGGCCTACACGCCGAACTGGGCGGAGGATACGGGCGAGGACCGGCTGTTTGAGGCCGCACGCCGTCACCTGATGGAGCTGCCGGCGGGCGCTGCACAGCCCGGTGACGTGCTGCTTTTCCGCATGGCGCTCGGCGCGCCGGCCAAACACTGCGCGATCCTCTGCGCGCCCGACACGATCATTCACGCCTATTGGGGACGGGCGGTCTGTGAGACCCGCCTTGTGCCCTGGTGGCGACGGCGGATCGCGGGCGCGTTCGCGTTTCCCTCACAGTGACGTGCCCTCCTCCCCCGCTTGCGGGGGAGGTGCTCCGCAGGGGCGGAGGGGGAAGCGACACGAAAGATCGCGGCGAAGGCTCTCCCCCCCCCCCCCCCCCCCCCCCTCCGTCAGCCGCTGGCGCGGCTGCCACCTCCCCCGCGAGCGGGG